TCGGCAAGGTCAATGAACAGGGGTACGGGAAGTTTACAGCAGTTGCCAAGGACTTTTATGACATGGTACAGGCAGCAATCAAAGAGACATCTGATGACACTATTGTTTACTTCACGATGCACACAGATCGCAGTGAAGACGGCAGTAAGGTCAAGGCAAAGACGGCAGGTAAGATGATCGATTCGCAGTTGACACTTGAGTCTCTGTTTTCGATTGTTCTGTACTGCGTTACTGATGGCAGACGGCATTACTTCGTGACACAGAGTGACGGTGTGACTACTGCCAAGTCGCCAATGGATATGTTCCCGTTGGAGATCGATAACGATCTGAAAGCAGTAGACACTGCAATCCGTGAATACTACGGACTTGCGAAACTTGGAAGTCCGGTGAAGAAGAAAGAACGGAATACCACTGTTGAAACGGCAGATAAGATCCCTGGAGGTTAATTATGTACGAACTGAGAGAACTGTTACAGAAACAGCATAGGCAGTACAGAAACCATATTTCCTACCTTGGATGGCATCTGCGGTGGCATGATTGCGAACTGTATCCTTTGATCGTATTTGGGAGGAAACAGTAATGGGAAGGTTTGATAAAGGTGTCAGTTACTACACTATCGGTGAGTGTGAGATCCAAGTTAACTTTCCAGAAGACGATGTGAAATGCCATTGGTGTCCGTTTCTGAAACACTATGACGGTCTGAACAGAGACAAATGCGGTCTGACAGACGAGATTCTTATTTCCACAGAGATCATTGGGATGAAATGCCCTTTGACAATATTAACAGATGTAAAAACGGAGGATATGAAAAAATGAAACCTACTTGCAGTGATTTTGAAGCAAAAAAGTCCGGCAACTTTATCAACCTTCCCCCTGTCGGTGCGTATGTGGCAGAGATACAGGCAGTGCGTGTTCTTGACCATAAGAAGGATGAGGTTCAGAGGTTAACCATTGAACTGCTCATGGAGATTGTTGAAGGTGAGTATGCAAACCGTTTCCATGAAGTGTATGAGGATCAGACAGAACGGTTCGGCAGTACTGCTAAATACAAGGGTATTTTCCGTCTGTACCCGTACACTGATGACGATGAGGACTACCGGAAGAGAGCATTCCAGAGCAACCTGTGGTGCGTACAGGAAAGCAATCCTGGATATAAGTGGGATTGGGATGAGAAAAAACTGAAGGGAAAGAAAGTCGGTATCAATCTTCGGAAGCGGTTGTACACATACACCAACGCACAGGGTGAGAAGAAAGACGGAGAAACCGTTGAGATCGGAAGGTTTGAAACCATTAACGATGTTCGTAACGGCAAGTGCAAGCCTATGCGTGACAGGGATCAGCGTGAAAAGCGTGATGATACTGTTGAGATTGCCGTTGACGGCGACACCTTTACTGATGTGAGCAACGAAGTCAACGTTCCGTGGTAAGACACAACAGGGCATGGCAAAGTGCTATAAGCACAGGGTCATCGGTTGTACCTTCCTTCAAATGCCTGTGAACCTGCCAGAACGCAACACAGGGTTAAAGGTTCACTATGCTATGCCCTTTCCTTTATTTTATGTTAAGGAGAATGATCATGAAAAAACACGGACTATCAAAGACAAAAATCTACCATTGTTGGTTTAATATGAGAAACAGGTGCTTTAACACAAAAAATAAATGGTATCCATTATATGGTGGAAGAGGAATAACCGTTTGCGATGAGTGGAATGATTTCATTGCATTTTATAAATGGGCAATTGGAAACGGATATTCTGATGAACTTACAATTGATAGAATTGATAATAACAAAGGCTATAATCCAAACAATTGTAGATGGGTAACAATGAAAGAACAATGTGCAAACAGAAGAAACCATTACAGAAAAAACAATAATGTTGGAATTGAGGTTACAAAATATGGGAAATATAGAGCAAGGGTAAATAGAAACTCAAAATCTTATCATATTGGTTGTTATAAAACATTTGCTGAAGCAAAAGATGCAAGAGATGCATTTATAAGGGGCAATTGTTTATGACTCTTTACGAGGACACTCGTCAACAACCTGGCAAACACAATAATATTGCACGATACTGCCAAAGGCATGGTATTGAACTGATTCGCAAGAAACTCGATGTTGGCGACTATATGATTGCAGAAGCAGAAGTGAAAGGGAATCCAAGAATCAGTGTTGATACAAAACAGGATCTGCTTGAACTCTGTAAGGATGTCATGAGCAACGATCACCGCAGATTCAGACAGGAATGTATCAGAGCAATGGATGCAGGTATTCAACTGATAATACTGACAGAAGAAATGCCACCGTTCGGACGGGTAGACCTGTGGGAAGTACCAAGGTGGAAAAGTGCTAATCAGTGGCATAACTTCGGAGATCCAATGACACTTGTAGACCCTGCTGCATTTTCTAAAGCGTTGGATACCATGACAGAAAGGTACGGTGTGAAGTTCCGGTACTGTCATCGGCAACAGACACCAAAGAGATTGATTAAGTATTTGAGAGGTGAGTTAACATGAGACTGCATATAGAAAAAGTGAGCAGTGATAGATATTATGATTTTTATACAGTTGAAGGTCTTACTGTTGATGAAATGAACTATGTCATTGATGGCAATGGTGATGGCAAAAGACGGGAAGACAGGTTGGTTGAAGTAATGAGCAAGCATGACAATGATTCCTGGTACGGGAAGAACATTGCCGAAGGTTGGCGGTGGGGATATGGCATTTACTCCATCAGACACATCGGTGGTCATCTGCTTATTGAAGTCGGAAATAGTTGTGATTAAGGGGTGATACCATGCTGAAGAAAATCCTGGTTACACTGCTTGAAATAGCACTAATTGCGTTGGTGGTTTATGGCATTATCACTGTTATAAATGGTATATCGTTCGCAGATCCACATGAAACACTTCCGTGGTGTGTGACGGAATATAAGCATTAAAGAGGTTCGTATGATCGACTATAAACTGATACACGGTGATTGCCTTGAAGAGATGCGAAAAATGGAAACGGGTTGTGTAGATGTAGTGTTTACAAGTCCACCGTACAATGACAGTGGATATACAGAAAAGGATAAGACCAAGAAGAGACACTTTAAATATGAGGTATCAGAAACAAGAGATGATTGGTTCGATTGGCAGATAGAGTGCATAGACCAAATGTTAAGAGTTGCAAAAAGAACAGTGTTGTACAATATTCAAACGATTCTTAACAACAAATCAGATGTTTACAAACTCATAGGTCATTATGCAGACAAAATCGACAATATCATCATCTGGTACAAGCCAAACGCACAACCACAACACTATCAAAACAGAATTGGCAATTACTATGAAATGATCATTGTTTTCAAGTGCAAGCAGTTTGATAAGTTGTATGTCACAACAACAGGATACGCAAATGTGATTGTAAAGAACATTAACTGTGACAGAACTTATTCAGACATTCATGGTGCGGTCATGAGTGAACCATTCTGTACAGAAGTAATTCGTGAATTTGTCAAACCGGATGAAACTGTTTTAGATCCGTTCATGGGATTGGCAACAACAGGAGTTGTTTGCAATAAACTTCGTCATGATTTTATAGGTATAGAGTTGTATAAACCTTATTATGATTTGGCGAAGAAAAGGATGGAAAACGCAACTGCACAAATTGATATTTTTGACTTGATGTGAGGTGAAGAACAGTGCGAGATATTGACCCAAATAAAAACTGCCATGAGTACTGTCGGTTTGCAAAATGTTGCCGATATGCTAAAGGCGAGAACGGTTTAGACCCAGAGGAATGTGGATGGGCATACAAGATCGAAGACCTGCTGAACGAAGCAAAAGACATTAGAGAAGAGCAGGAGAAAGCATTTGGAGAGGATGAGGACGATTGGTAATGTTCATTATTGGTGTGATTTTCGGTATTGTACTGACCCTTGGTTTCGGCAAGTGGTGGTTTGAACGGCACACTGTTGAACTGACGGAGGAAGCGTTCAATGACAAACGTTCCAGAGAAGATCCGTGAAGCATGGGCAGATGTCTATCGGCTATTTGATGTTAGTTATCAGATGGACGGTTCAGCCGAAGCATGGAAACAGTATTGGGATAAGGCAAATGCACTAATACAAAAGTATGATGACGGAATCCCGTTGTTAGAACTGTTGGAATCTGTCGCACATATGATTGCAAAGTTTTCTGATGACCGGAAAAGGAATCATAGTTTGACCTGGAATAAGGATGAAGACTACCCATATCCCAAATAAAATGACGTTTTTGTGAAGGAGAGAGCATGGAAGGATATTGGATTGACCATACCTATGAAAGTGAGATGAACAACAATATTGAATGTCCATTTTGTCACATGGAATGGAGTGTAATTGATAACTGTACAGAGACATTCAATTACTGTCCGAACTGCGGTGTAAAGTTAGAAGAAAACCCACAGTATAAAACAAATTTCTGAAATTTCATAAAAGGCAACAATAACTAAATTGATTTAACAGGAGGTTACTATGGATATCGTAAAACAACTTCCCTTTGATGTATGTGAGAACTGCGGTGAGTTTATCCTGGATGTTAAACAGCAGGAATTGTATTACGGTGATGGTGGGCATCACCTTGCACTCACTGTGCGTTGCAAGAACGCAGGTAAATGTCAGCAACTCAAACGAAATCTGAAAAAGTTGGAGACAGAAAATGTTACTGTCTCATGAGGTTTATGTCATCAAAAAGGGTAGCCAATACATTGTTGGTTGCCCTTATGATGACACTTCCTATGTCCGTATGAGTGAAAACAAATATGACGGATACAGGGATACAGACTTTAACCGGATGCGTAGAGTTGCGAAGCAGATTGATGGCAGAGTCATGAAATTTAATCCAATAACAGGTGAGATTACAGGAGGTTGGAGATAGTGGCAGATATAGAAAAGGTTATAAAAGGCTTGGGAAAGTGTTCATGCATTTATGGAATCCGTTGCGAAGAATGTCCATATGTTAATGATGATAAGTGTGTTGATATTTTATGTTCGGATGCTCTGGAACTGCTGAAAGGAAAAGAAGTAAAAGTAGAAATTGAAGGTGGAGGATCTACCTGGTTTTATGTATGTGGTGAATGCCATACATCAGCAAGTAAGCATTCAAAATACTGTCGTGAGTGTGGAAGGAGGTTGATATGGGATGCCTGACATGGAGAAGGTTATTGAAAACCTTGAACGGATGCTTTCAAACTACGATATGTTGGATGACATTGTAATAAACAAAAATAACGAAATGCTGATGTTCCATCGGGCGGTAGCAAAAGCAGCACTTGAACTGCTGAAAGAACAACAGGGAAAAATTCTTATGATGAATATGGTGTATGGTTCTGATTGCAAGGTTGTTGTAGAACTTGTCCGGTGCAAGGATTGCATGTATTGGTCTGCCGAAAGAATAAATGATTTTAACAAATGCAAAAGATGGATAAATGTTGGTGTTAAAAACTTTGCCACGATTGGTGAGTGGTTCTGTGCTGACGGGGTGAAGCGTAATGAGATTGATTGATGCAGATGCCCTAATAAATGCGCTGATTACTGATTGCAATAACGATCAAACAAAATTGTTTCCTGTTTGGATTGAGAAACTGATTGATGCACAGCAAACAATTCCGTTTGACATGAAATGGAATCCAGATTGCGAGGATTGTCTGCCAGAAGGAATCAATGATTGCATAGAGTGCAGAAAACGGACGGAAGGTCGGTGAAGTGGGAATGAGCCGAATAGTATGCAAACTTAACCCTTATACGCTTGGTGGAGTTGTATATTACAGAAAACAATACAAAAAAGCGAGATATAGGAAGAAAGAACGAAGACAATGGGTGATATTAGATAAATCACTAAAAGAGTGTTTTCATGAAACGGAAAGGTGGAAAGACCGTGGGGAAATATAACTTTGAAATAAATGAAATCAATCCCAACACTGTACATGGCATGATACTGTCACAGATTAAACCAGGAAGCAGTGTTCTTGAGTGCGGTTGTGCTACAGGGTACATGACAAAGTATATGCATGAAAAGCTAAACTGTACTGTTGATGTTATTGACTACGATTGCGAAAGCTTAAGTAAAGCAAAAAGATATGCCCGTGATTCGTTTTTTGATGACTTGGATGACGGTAATTGGTTTGTCCATTATTACCAACACAATAACGAATATGACTACATTCTGTTTGCAGATGTACTTGAGCATTTAAAACAACCGGATGAAGTGTTGAAATGGGCGGTAAGACTTTTGAAAGCAGATGGCAAGATCCTTATCAGTATTCCTAACATCTGCCACAATGACATCCTGGTACGGATGTTCTACGGGTATTTTACATATACTCCACTTGGATTGCTTGATAATACACACATCCATTTTTGGGGTGCTAATGACATTGGGTCATTTATTAATAATGCAGGATTAAAAGTAAAGAAAGTAAAGGCATTGCTTGTTCCGACACAACATACAGAACAAAGAGTAATGGGTGAGATAGACGAAGAATTGTTGGAAGTTCTGAAGAAAAGGGGAAACGAAGGGGAAGTGTATCAGTGGGTGGTCACTTGTGAGCAGAAATGAATCCTTGTGTGATGTGTAAAAAATCTTACTGCCCCGTGAAGTGCAGACCAAAGGCTGACTATATCCGACACATGAAAAAACTAAACAGAAAGATAAGGTGCAATGGCAATGATAGACAAATTGAAAAACCTAAAGAAGCATCTGAAACGGCAGATTGCTGAAGCAGATAAGGTTGATTCTGATTGGGTATATATCCTACGTAAAGAAGCAGAAACCTGTCTTGAGTTAGCAGAAGCAGAAGATACCATTGTTGAAATGCTAATGGAAAGAAGAGGTAAGGTGCAGTGAGATGCGTGTTGGATAGAGAACTGAACCTGTGCAAGTGCGGTGGAAGACCAAGGTACAGGTACAGTGTACCGTTGCATTGGATCGAGTGTCGGAACAAAAAGTGTGCTAACAGAACAAGGTACTACGCAGACCAAGATGAACCATTCGATCCAAAGGCACAGGCACTTGCGATAGCAGAATGGAACAAACAGTAATAGAATTGACCAAATTACTTATTGTGAATGTCTAATTTTATGATATCATATTATTGGATATTCTAATTATATTAGAGCAAAGGATGTGCGAAAATGGATAAATATTGTATTGCTTTAACAAAAGATTTTCTTGATTTTCCGTGGTTTCATAGACCGAAAACGGTTCATGTCTTTCTTTATTTGCTACTTATGGCAAATGTAAAAACAACATACTGTGGGAAGGACAAAATAGGAAGGGGATCTCTTGTCATTAAAAACTGGATAATTGCACAAGAATGTGGCATGACGATTCAGAATGTTAGAACTGCTTTGCACAACTTGGAATCTACAGGCGAAATAACAAGAGAACGCAGAAATAAGTATCAAATAATTACGATCACAGACTATGACAATTATGGGTTTTATGATAGTTTGCACGATGACTAATGCAAGGGGTGAGAATGTTGGCAGATGGTTGGATCAAGGTATGGAGAAAACTTGCCGATTCTCAAATGTGGTTAGAAAAACCATTTTCAAAAGGTCAAGCATGGATAGACCTTCTGTTGCTTGCGACATCATCAGATCATGTCAGTAAGTATAAAGGCAAGGATAAAGTATATAAGGCAGGAACCGTTCATTTTAGTCTTTGCTTCCTAACAGACAGGTGGGGGTGGAGCAGAAACAAGGTATATCGGTTCATCAACAAGTTGCAAAATGACGGAATGCTTGAATATCAAGGGCGAACATCAAACGGAACAATAGATCGAACATTAAACGGAACAATAAGCGATACAATGAACGATACAACTAATGACACAGTTCTAATCGTTGTAAATTGGGCATTGTACCAGAACAAGCAAGAGAAGAACGGCACAATAAACGGAACAATAAACGATACAGCCAATGGAACAGCCAAGCGAACATCAAACGGAACACATCCTAAGAATGATATACATAAGAATGATATATCCAAAGAAAAGAACGTAAAGAACCGAGCCATTCCGAAAACGATCGATGACATTGTGCCAGAGGTTGACTTCGATGGATATCCTCCGTTCAGTGAAATGCCATGTGAAGCTGACGGTAGCAAACGGGACATCCCACTAAGGGTACGAAAACTGTTTGACGGAGATTATGGTGCGTATTACAGGTACATGGAAAGGATGTATGGTGAATGCAGTACGAAGCAAAGTTAGAAGACTTCATTGGGTTTGCTGATTATATTGGCATCAGCACAAAGATGAAAGGGGATGAACTGACTTTTCAATTCTGCCCGTATTGCAGAGACAGTATATCCAGGGATGATGAATGGAAGTTTGCAATCAATACGAAAAATGCTCTGTTTGGATGTTTACGGGCATCGTGCCTTAAAGGTGGGCATTTCTGTAAACTTGCAAAAGACTTTGGGTACAAGTTGGATTATTCAGAGGAGCAACAGTATAAGCACTTAAGGCAACCGGAAAGAAAGATCGTGCCAAGGGAAACTGCGATTGCTTATCTGTCCAATCGTGGCATCAGCAAAGAGATAGCAGAACGGTATGAGATTACTGCTTCTGAAAATCAACCGCATATCATGATATTCCCATTTTTTAACGAATATGGGAAACTTGAATTTGTGAAATACAGAAATATGCGGTTCAAGAAGGGAAGAGACAAAAGCAAGGAATGGTGCGAGGAAGGGTGCAAGCCTATTCTGTTCGGCATGAAGCAGTGCGTAGACTTTTCGACACTGATAATCACTGAAGGACAGATTGATAGTTTAAGCGTTGCACAAGCAGGATTCAACAATGCAGTGTCTGTTCCAACAGGTGCAAGAGGTTTTACATGGTTTCCGAATTGCTACGAATGGGTCAAGAAGTTTGACACTGTTATTGTGTTCGGAGACATGGAAAAGGGGCATATGACACTGCTCGATGAGTTGTTGCAAAGGTTGCCGAATAAAGTAAAAGCGGTACGCAAAGAAGATTATATGGGTGAAAAAGATGCCAATGATATACTGCGTACATTCGGCGCTGAAGCAATAGCAGATTGTGTTAACAATGCACAAGAACCAGGAATTGACTATGTTATTGAATTGGCAGATGTGAGTCGGAAGAACGATGACGATGAACTAAAGATCAAGACAGGGTTCTTTGAACTTGACGAAGCGTTGCGTGGTGGGATTAGGTGCGGACAACTATTTCTGCTTACAGGCAAGACGGGCGAAGGTAAAAGTACATTCGCAAGCCAGATCCTTGCTGAAGCACTTGACCAAGGCATAAATGTGTTTGCGTATTCTGGCGAACTCGATAACGAAGACTTCCAAGATTGCCTTAATTCGCAACTTGCAGGTGATGACAACATGACAAGTAAAGAGAACGAATTTAAGAAAATGGATTACGTTCTCGATGCTGAAACTGAAAAACGGATAAAGGATTGGTATAGGGGAAGGGCATACATTTATGACAACAACCGAATTACTGTTAAGGACAGACCTAAACTACTCGATATTGTCAGACGAGTTATAACAAGACGAGGTGTGCAACTTGTGCTGATAGATAACCTTATGACGGCAATGGAGTTTGTGAAGAATCAAAATGACTTGTATTTGGCTCAAACCAATTTCGTTGCTGAACTGAAAGAGATAGCACAGCAATACCATGTATCAATCATACTAATTGCCCATCCAAGAAAAACGGGTAAAGACCAGGAAGATGACAAAGCGTTAACAAATGATGATGTCGCAGGATCTTCCAACATTGGCAACCTTGCAGATATTGTTGCAAGTTATGCAAGGGCAGCAGACGATAAAGATTATGATTCTGTTTTTCAACTGACAAAGAACCGGAAGACAGGAAAGCTGCGGAAAGGGAAAGATTCAATACACATGAATTACTCTGCGAAGTCGAAAAGAATCACGGGAGAACGCAGTTTGCAGAAGCACTACGGATGGGAACAGAACACTGCTGAAAATGTGGTTGAAATCGATGTTCCATTCTAAGGCTATTTTTAGACGATTCTGAGTGGGTCTAATTTCGGATGGACAATTTATCGTCTGAGATCGTGGAAGCGGTATTTGATGCCTTGCAAAGCGAAATAGAGGTATTCCTGTGGCAAATCTAATTTAAACAGTGAGAAAAGAGGTACGGAGATGGGATTGAACAGACAGATGCGAAGACAACAGACAAGACAGAAAATGCAAGAGTGGGTGCGTGATGGAACGGCAGAACGGGTACGAAAGTTATCGGTGAATGGTATTACTGCTGACGATCTGGATTCTGCCCGTAAAAACGGGTACGAAGAAGGGTATAAGTACGCATCATCTGCTTTCTTCAAGGTCATGTATGCAGCTATAGCCAAAGAGTTACACGAAGCAGGTAACAGCGTTGAGGAAATTGTAAGTTTTCTGCATGAGGTAGACCACAGGGTAGCAGTAATGTTTGATGCTGACGAAGAAATTGACGAAGTATTTGACCTAATTGGGGTACGGATAAACGTTTACGATAATTCAATCGACAGGATAAGTGAGGTTGTTAAAGATGAGTGAAAAACAGGTGCGGAAACTGAAAACCAGGTGCTACTATACGGACTATGTGAACCATGCAATAAGGTTTTATCTGTCTACACCGGAATCGATACGGACAGAAGGGAAACGAAAGGCAGACATTGACAATTGGATTGCGGTACAGGCAGTATTTCACGGTCTGACAGATGAACAAAAACAGGTACTGACGGAGGTTTATAAAACGCATTACCGGCTACCGGAAGCGGTTAGGATCTACTGTGAAAAAACGGGTACGGATGAGACAAAACTGTGGATCATGATTACAAAAGTTAGTTCTGCTATAGCAAAACGCAGAGGACTTGTCTAAAAATGGGCAAAAAAAAAGACCACTAACCGAAAACGGTTAGTGGCACTTTTTATATTCGCTGTTTTAAAAACGGGTACGAATTAATTCTTCATTGACGATTGCTATTATCAGATCCGGTACGGACAAGCATTTTTCATCTGCTTTTTCTTGCAAAACAGACAGTGATGTTCGAGAAAAAGGTACGGAAACAGTACCGTTGATATCTGCTCTGATTAATTGCTTGATATATCCTTGCATAGAAGGTACGGAAGCAAGTTTATCAATAATGTCTTTGTCCAGATCGTTATGAAGACGGAAACCGTAATTCCTGCGGTGTTCTTTGTCATATTTGGCTTGTGCGATAGTGTGTTTTGTAGGCATAAAAAATCCTCCTTTTGTACGTTATAATCAATCATATCAAAACGGGTACGAACTGTCTACATCAGGCAAAAATCTACAATCAATACGTATAAGTTTGCCATATTTTAAACCGAGTTTGTTTATACATATCCAATTATAGAAATCAAGTCTGTTCTTAAATTCTTTTGATGTTTTTGTAATTGTTGTGCCATTGCTAAATACTGCTTCATAGATCGTCATTATTAATAATCCCCTTTCAAATTATGTGTGAAGACAAGGATGCACTGGATCATGTTCTTTTATACGATTATAAACAGGTTCAATATAATTTCTGTAATAAATGTATTGTGGGTACTGAACGCCAACCAAATCTGCTATATACATTGCTCCTCGCAGGCAACCAACTTCATTGATATAGTGTTCATCCATGCCAGCTGCGTTATAATATTCGCAATTATCTGCGAGTCTCTGTAATTCTTTTCTGATTGCATTGTTAAGATTATCCATGATTAATACTCCTTTCATAATTAGGTACGGTCAAAGTGTTTCATATTTGCCTGTTGTGGGGTTTTTGTATTGGATCTCAGTACAACCATAAATATATTCATATCGATCCAACGGGGCAAAACTGCTGTCATCCGTACTGACACCGTAAGCGTATACAATGCCGTCATCATCAAGCAACCGGAAGCGGTACAAAGGGGGCAGATGCCCCAACTGTCTTATCAACCGTTCTTTCATGTGCTGAAGTCTGTTAGTATATTCGTCTTTCCCTGAGTCTGTGATTGACTTACACCATTTAGTAATACAATACATTATTATACCTCCAAATAAAATAAAAGGGGCATTACCAATCAATGCCCCTATCATGAACAATACCAACACCACAAGGCAAACGCTTGAAACTCCACCGGAGTGTTATTTCTCTGCCTGTTGGGAAATCGTAACCGGAGTCATATCCTACAGTTGAATAAACAAAGTCCTCGATATCGTCATATATAGTCTGCTCGTCATCTGTTCCCCATAGATCCGTCCATTTGTCAGGTATGATAATAAAGTCTGTTGTGCATTCGTTGCCGTTGTCTGACACGGTTCTCCACTGTTTATTATTGTTGCAAAGAGAGGTAGAATTATAAACGGGTTTCCCGTCCATTTTCTGATAAAACCTACGCAATGCAAGTTTTCTTTCCAACTCAAAACAAACAGGGAATTTATTACCGTAAATTTTGGCAATTCGTTCCATTATGTCTTCGTCGTTCTTAATTGCGTTGTATGAGTCAAGATTTTCAAAAAGTCCTGTGTGGATGAAAATGCTTTCATATTTGCCGTTTTTCTTTTTCTTAATATCAAGAGTGCGTACAATCCTGTTATTATCACAGGCAAAAATGCAGAATGCATCAGCAGTATTATGACGATAAACAAATACAAAATTATCATTGTATACATTGTGCCAATCTTCCGGTATTTTGCTCGTCAGTTCAAAAACGGTCATTCCGATCGCATTGCAAAAAATAGTTGTATCCATTTCCGTTTCCTCCTTAAAATACTTTTCCGGTGTACACTTGCAAAGAGCTAATCAAGCCTTTTAGGTCTTCGCCAAAGTCTTCAACTTCAAAACGGGTATTGTAATTAGATTGTATTGTGTTGTCTGCTGTTACTCTGAAAATATCGAGGTTCATATGAATGATTTTATAAATATCGTGTTTGATTGGGAAACCGTCAAACTCTGACCCTGGATCGTTGTAATATTTTCCGGTTGGCACTGACTCCCAAATTGGAATATATTGGACATTGTCTGCTACATGAGATTTTAACGGTTCACCCCAACAAAACGGAACATATGCGAAGTGTTTCGGTATATATGGATAACAATCCAACCAACTACCGGAAGCAAGCAAACCGCAAGTTATAAAATTGTCAAAATCCTTGTGGTTGTCTTCTTCTGTCAATTCAACCTTAATAAGTACATACCATTTACCCGTTGTTTCTGAGTGCATAACATCTGTTTTTCCATCGATTACGATTGGAAATACAACCAAATCAGAAGGGAGGTCAATGACCTCCCACTGATTACGGGGAAGAAAAACGAAACTCTCTTTATATGCTTTCATGACTCTATTCCTCCTTATTTAGCATATACCGCTTTCAATTTGCGGTTAAAATGTACTGTAATGCCGATGCCGTCAACGCATATTCTGCGAACTTGTCTCCGTCTGTAGATGTACCGGATTGTCATTTCATCGCACAAAAGTGCGTTGATTTTCGCTTGGTCTGTCACAAGGTTAATAACTGTCCATTTGCCCTTAACCTTTTGTTGGAGTGTTCTGCTTGTGAAAGTCACTTGTTACACCCCCTTAACAGAAACCGTTTTCTGTGAACTCTTCAATTAATCCGTAACGTTTGCCGTTCCGGTAAAACCAATCTGAAAGCACTGCCATATCAGACCAATAAAGACCGCTTGTGTCTCCGTTTATATCCCAATCATGGGCGATCTGTTCGACACTGCTTTTCCGTTCTCTGTAGGTCTTGCCGTGTACCGTAAAGTCAACGATTGATACAATCTGCGTATCCGGTGAAAATGTGTCTTTAATGAACTCAGAACGGTCAAAATACAGGGTATTATGCTCAACACCATCAATAACATACTTTGCAAAAAACATGGCTTAAAACCTCCTTAAAATGTGAAATCAGTGTATACGGGAGTATCTCCCTTGATGAGTCTTGAATAACCGCAGTCATACCATTTACCGCAGATGTATTTTTTTTCTTCTCTGCAATAATCATCTTTGATATAAACTTGGGTTTCTTTCGGATATTCAATAGGCTTTAAAATAAACCATTCGCCCTTTTTCAGTTCTTTTAATTTCTTCGCTTCCATTGTTTTATTCCTCCTCGATGTTCTCAAGTTCGTCAAACAGTTCGACAAGTTCGGGATAGTTATCAATGCTGTCAACATACTGCCTATCACCTTCAAGGGCATTCACAAGCCATGAGTCATTTTTAGATGAATAATCCTTATAATCAGCAGATACAAGGTTTCCGTATCCGTTATAATAGAAATAATTGCGGTTTGGGTTAAATTCGCCATAATGCTTTTCCCCGTGTTCGTCTGTTGTATATGTCTCGTCATCATGACCATAAAACGCACGATACAGAATATCGATCGGATCTGTTCCTTGATAAAATTCGTTTAAGTCTTCCATATCGTAGTACCGATCGTCTTCAAGGTATCCGTTGTAGTTGTCGAGTTCTTCAATGCACTCTGTTAATGCATCGTCATTTTCTGCAAAGAAATCAATAATTTTCTTTACAATCTCTTCCCTTGTTGCGGTTGCCATTTCTTTCTCCTCCTCGTTTTTCATTGGGATTTCTACCATTTTGTCAGATGTGATAACGATCCTGTGTTTTGTTGTTTCTGTACGGTTAATCATGGGGTGATACCTCCTACAATTATTTTTTTGTGCAACTTGGCACAAACTGAAACGGGCGAGAGTTTCGCCCGTTCGGAATTCGTGTCAAACTGTTATTCGATCACAATTTAATGTCCAAGTCCTTTCTGCCTTTTGTGGGTTTTAGTCCGGTTCGCTACCTTCTGCAATACCGTGTGGAGTCTCACCACAACCCCGTTAAACGGGATAACCCTGTCAGAGGTCACCACTCAGCAGTTATACACGGGATATCGTGCCCGTTCGTTTGTCACTTGTGCGGTCTGATCGCCGTCCGATTCCGCCCGTTCCCAAGTGGGGAAGCCTTAACGGGCGATGCTACATCAGAGTTGATATCGGAGATCTCCTCCGGAAGAGCAACTTGACTCTTCGAGTCAATTTTAACGTTTTAACGTATAGAAAAGCAATGTATAATTCGCTTGTTATAAAATGTTAATAATTCACTAATTAGATTAGTGAATGTTAAAAATGGTATCTCTGCAAGCGTTGATTTTCCTACATTTATGTTATAACGTACTCAACAGGCCAGACGATACGTTATTACGGAATTGTTAAATTTGTAGTATTTGGTATATACCAGATTTGACAACAGAAGTCTGCAAGCGTTGATATTACTGCATTTATTAGCTCTACATTACGTTATAACGTACAAAAGAGAGACATTGCATATCTGGTATTGTTATATATGTTTTTGTCGGAAACGGTTAGACCCCTGTCTGCTCTTTCGGTTGATATAATATTCATTCTTACTGCTGAAGTGCCTAAAATCGCCTAAAAATGCCCTTAAAATGCATGATTAGAATTAAATTTGATTTTTTAAATTAATTTTATTATTATTTTATTTGGTGAAATATAAAACGTTGCCGATGCAACGAACTACGAAAGGAGCATATTATCATGAGTGATTTACCCGTAAAACACAGGGGCAGACCCAAAGGCTCAAAGAATAGCGTGAAAACACATCGCAAAGATAATACCCAAGAAATAATACCTTCGGAAGATAGGCAACGGATAGTAGCATTCAATAATATCTTGTTCCGTTTACCCCGTATTAAAGACCGGAACAACGTTGAGGAAATTAGAGAACGCATCGGATATTACCTCGACTTGTGTCAAGAGCATAAAGTAATGCCAACTGTCGCCGGTCTTGCCCTTGCCTTTGGTGTTGATCGAAGAACGCTATGGACATGGTTAGACGATGGGAATAGCAATATGCTTAAAAACAGAGAAGCGTTGGACACTCTAAAAAGCGTGTACTTGTCTATCAACTCTCAGTATGAAATGCTACTTACTGAAGGTAAGATGGTACCTGTATCTGCTTTCTTCCTTATGCAGAATAACTTTGGCTATAAGCAACAGACAGACCATGTGATTACTGCTAATACTAATAACGATCCATCAGCTGAAGATATAGGAAACAGAGCTGGACTACTTGAAGAGTAGTTATAGGCTAAATCTATAGCAAGCAATTATTCGTAAATGTATAGTTTAGCGAATAGTTGAATACTATATGTTGTATAGGTAAAAGACAGGTATACTATATGTATAACATAACTATTCTATGCATTGTTTTCTGTATAATATGCAATAATATTTATACTCTGTTTTGTTAGCTGTTTACCTGTTTTCACTATTTGTTTTTATGGTTTTATCTGTTGCTATATGCTGTGTTATTGTTCCTGGTATGCTATACCTATTGCCTACTATCCCTATAGGGAAATACAATAATTAAAAAGCAACGGGGATAGTACTAAAAGTAAATTTTATAGAAAAAAGGGATATATAGTACTGTTATGTATAGGGTGGTAGTACTAAAAATAAATTTTAAATAAAAAAGGGGTTATTACTGTTCTGGTATAGAGTACTACTGTTATAAAAATTTTTTAAAAACAAAAAAGGGTAATATAAGGGTATGGATAGATTATATATAGGGGTATGTATAGTAGGGATAGTTATTGAGATATTACTGTTAGTATATGTAGTATATCTGCTTATAGATACAGTAAGGGATATAAACAGTTATAAGCATTGATATATAAGGGTTTATAAGGGATATATAATATAAAAATAGAGTTATTTCTTTCTTTTCTTTGTATACTTTCTTTTCTTTCTTTAGTTATGGATAAATATATAAGGGTGGTGATAGCAATGACAGAGTTAGAAAAGATGATAAAGAGTTATGGATTACTGATGGGTAAGAGTGATTATGAATATGCGTATTATGCGTTAAAGAAAGCATGGGAGATAGAAAAGAGTGATACTGTTTATAAGTTAATAAAAGAGTTCAGGTCTGTTATAGTTCATGTAGTGGGTATGCAAGAGTTGGTTAAAAGGGCATATCTGATAACTGCCAGGGATATCTTCGATGATTTCATGATATATCTTGAGTGGAACAGACCGTTGGCACAGCAGTATTGGTTACCAAGGAGAAAGAAACTACTGTTTGTGGCAGAAGCATTACAGGCATTAGAGAACGATGAGTTAGATGAGTTGTTCCTTAGTATGCCACCAAGGGTAGGGAAGACAACACTTGTACTGTTCTTTGTCTTATGGATTATCCTGAGAAACAGTGAGAGAAGTAATCTATACTGCTCATATACAGATAGTGTTGTCACAGTGTTCTACAAGGGTCTGCTTGAGATCCTAAATGACCCTATCACCTACCTGTGGCGAGAAATCTTCCCTGAGTGCAGTGTTGCTTCAACGAATGCCAAGGACTTACTGCTGAATATCGACAGAGAAAAGCGGTATGCATCCTTTACGGGAAGATCCCTGTACGGAACACTCAACGGTGCTTGCGATTGTAACGGGTATGAGATAGCCGATGACCTTATCTCCGGTATCGAGGAAGCCATGAACAAGGATCGGTTGGCAGGTGCATGGGCAAAAGTAGAGAACAATTATCTGCCCCGTGGCAAGGAAACCGCAAAACACCTGTGGATCGGTACAAGATGGTCGCTTGTTGACCCACAGGGCATGAGAGTTGAACTGCTTCAGAACGAACCGAAGTTCGCATCTGTCCGGTGGAAACAGATAAACGTACCTGCTCTGAACGAGAACGATGAGTCCAACTTCGACTATGCCTTTGATGTGGGTTTTTCCACCGAAGCGTATCAGCAGCGAAGGGCATCCTTTGAGCGTAACAACGACATGGCATCATGGTATGCTCAGTACCAGGGTGAACCGATTGAGCGTGACGGTGCTGTTTTCTGCCCAGAGGACATGAGGTTCTACAATGGTGTGCTACCGGAAGCAGATCCTGACCGCATTTTCATGGCAGTTGACCCTGCTTGGGGTGGCGGTGACTTTGTTGCTTCCCCTGTCTGCTATCAGTATGGCACAGACATCTTTGTGGCAGATGTGGTCTACGATAACCGTGACAAAAAATACACTCAACCGCATATTGTTGATACTGCTATCAGACACAATGTCGCAGCAATCCGTGTTGAAGCGACAAAAATGACAGCAGAATACGCTGACGGCATTGACGAAGAACTGAAATCACAGAATCACAGGGTCAATATCGAGAAAACCACGAAGCACTATACCGGAAACGGCAAGTTGCAACGAATTTTCGACAAAGCCCCTGACATCAGAGAGCATATGGTCTTCCTGGAGGAAGGGAAACGCAGTAAAGAATACGAACTTTTCATGCAAAATGTGTATTCCTTCTCCATTACGGGTAAGAATAAGCACGATGATGCCCCTGACTCTCTCGCAATGGCAATCAACATGGCACTGTTTGGTGGCAACGAGATAAAAATTGTCAAAAGGATGTTCTAAAACCGAACATTTCCGGCCGTTACATGACTAAATGTTCGTGTTTTTGCCAAATAACCGATAAAAATAGAGAAAATCAGACAATACACTATTGACAATTGTATTTTATCTGTTCTATATTCACAGTGAGGACTTTCCATAGTTCTTTTCCTCCTGATGCACAGGGCAGGTTGGCACTCCTCCCTGTCCTGTGTCGGAGGTATCAACGCATGATTGCGA